ATTTGGACTAGAACTGAAAAGTTAGCTGATGAGACAATTAGACACTCATTATCGTTAAATCTTCAATCATCTATTAATACTGCAGATGTTAATTTAGTTAACCAAGGTGGTGCTCAGGCAGGAAATCACGGTTTGGGTGAAAGACAAGTTAGAGATACATTCTTAAATCTAAATCTAACCGCTCCACAAGTCACACGGACAGAAACAACACGGTCTTTTGACAGTGATACTGCAACAACAACTGAGAGAACTTTTGTTGACAGTAAAAATGACGATTTTATGAGATCCAGAAACACTGAATTCTCTTCATCAAATCTGGCAGCATTTACCAGGTATTATGCATTCTTGGATGGAAATGGTTCGGTTGATATTATACCAAAATTAGTAGAAGTTACTAGTGATAGACAATTGACCAATAATGGTACAGATGGTGTTTTTGAAACTGGAGAAAAAGTAACTGCATATAGTGTAGATGGAGTTGAACTTGGTGCATTTAGACTTGCATCTCCGAACCATAAATCTGGTCCATTTAATAATCCCACATTAAAGTACGATACTAATCCTTATAACAAGGAAGAAACTTTATCTGAAGGATATACACAGTCATCATCAGTTTTGAATATTGATACAAGATCTTTATCTGATGATGCAACTGGAACTCTTTATACTGGATATATAACAAAAGGTTGTAGTTTGGTTGGTGAAAATGGGGCATTAGCATACGTAAAAGATATAAGACTTATAACCGATAATTATGGTGATTTGATTGGTACTTTCTTCATGAGAGATCCAAATTCATCACCACCTCCACCATTAAGAATTCCAACAGGATCAAAAACATTTAAACTATCATCTACTCCCAATAATATAAATGGTTTAATCGGAGATACCTCAATTTCTTCAGCAGAAACATCGTATGTTTCTGAGGGTACAGTAAATCAAATTAGAAATACTACTAGAATTACCTCAATATCTGCATCTCTAGAAACAATTAATAATATTAGAACTAGAAATCTTGAAGCAATAAGGCAGGAAGAAATTTCTACAGTTGATACTCCAGCACCAATAATTAATAATATTACAAGAAATATTACTCGAATTATACAAAGACAAGGTCATGCTGATCCTTTAGCACAAACATTCTTAGTTGGAACTGCCAGAGGATTAAACTCATTTAATGATGATGAGAATGGCGCATTTTTGACTGCAGTTGATTTATTCTTCCAATCGGTAGATTCTGGAAATGCTGAAATTACCGTTCAGGTAAGAACTACAGAGTTTGGTATCCCAACTCTACAAATTATAGGTGATCCAGTAACACTTAGACCAACTGATGTTGTTTCCGGAACTACGATTTTCCGAGATAATGTTTCTCAAGATGGATCTGTAGCAACAAGAGTAACTTTCCCATACCCAATATTTTTACCACCCGGAATAGAATATGCGATAGTATTGATGGCTCCACAGAGTGATGAATATAGAGTATTTACTGCAAGAATGGGTGAAAAAACATTAAGTACCCAAAACTTACCCGATGTTGAAAGTGTAAGATATACAAGTCAATTTGCTATTGGTAGTTTATTTAAATCCCAGAATGGTTCCACATGGACACCAGATCAATATGAGGACCTGAAGTTTAAATTATATAAAGCAAACTTTACTCAAACTGAAGGAATACTATACTTAGGTAATAGTGATCAAGATAATCGTTATCTTAGTTGGAGAAAATTAAAAAATAATGACATAAAGATTTTGCCCAAAAAGGTAAAAGTTGGAATTGATACTATCACTGATGCTGCATTATTAAATATATTTTCCCCAGGAAGAAAAATTGGTGATGCTAGCAAAAATTATGTTTATGGTACAATCGAAAAAGTGGGTAGTAAAGCAACCGCTGTTGGAATTAATACTGGAGGAAGAAATTATCCAACAGGATCCACATCAAATGTATCTACCTTCAATATAACTGGCAATGGTAGTGGTTTAACACTAGATATAACAGCAGGATCTAATAACACCATAACAAGTGTCACTCCAAATAATCTAGGAAACGGATATGCAATTGGTGATGTTGTTGGAATTGTAACATCAGATGTTACTGGAAATAGTGGTCAAAATGCATCATTTACTATTACCAGCAATTCAAGCAGTGTTGATACATTATATCTAACGAATGTATCTGCTCAAAGTTTTACAGAAGGACTTGATATAACTTACTATGATGGCGGATCACTAGTTAGTTTAGCAAATACACATGTTACATCATATTCTTCATATGCTGGTGATTTTTACGATGGAAAGCATTTTAAAGTAAGTCAGTTTGACCATGGAATGTATGCCCCGAATAACTTGGTTACAATAACTGGAGTAGATCCAGATACTCCAACGATAAAACTAACATCAGATCTATCATCAAATGGGCAAGCATTTAATATTAATTCAAATGATATTACATATTTCTCTACTTTTGAGGGTGTAACTGTAAGTTCTACTAATCCAGGATACATTAAAATTGGAAGTGAAATTGTACAATACACTTCAGCTACTGGATCTGAGATTAGTGGACTGAATAGAGGTCAATTTGGAACTCAAGCAGTTCCACATTTCCAAGGAATGGCAATCCAAAAATACGAATGTGGTGGAGTTTCCCTTGGAAGAATAAACAAAACTCACAATATTGTTGATAGTGGTATTGAGATTGATAGTTATTATCTTCAGATTGAAACTGGTGGAACTGATTTTGATGGAAACTTTTTAGGACAAAATAGATCAACTGACGATGGATCTAAACCAGAATTATCCTTTAATACAGAAACTAATATTCCATCAAGTAATGCTTATGCAACTGAAAACATTCTATACGATACAATCACTCCTTGGGTCGATGCAATTGTACCGGGTCAAGCATGTTCTATTCAAACGCAGTTAAGATCAATTACTGGAACTAGTTGTGATGGAACAGAAGTATCATTTGTAGATCTTGGATATGAAAATGTTCAACCAAATGTAAAAAATAAATTAAATTCTATTAGAATGATTGCATCAAAACCGAATGCAGATGAGTACTTGACCAATATCCCTAGAAATAGATCTCAAACTTTATCTGTCAGATTATCGACTAAAAATTATAATCTATCTCCAATGATCTTTGTTGATGATGCTAGTTGGTCCAAGTATGAAAAGGCTAGAATTAGTAATCCAGTCTCAGATTATATTATTGATTATAAACCATCTTCAATACTAACAGATCCTCATGAAGCATCATACACATCAAAAAATATTATGCTTTCACAACCATCAAATACCTTGAAAGTAATTTTAACTGCTCATAGAGATGATGCTGCTGATTTTAGAGTAATGTATTCTTTACTAAGACCAGAAAGTGGAAGAAATCTATTAACATATGAATTATTCCCTGGTTATAATAATCTAACATCAGACCTGAATCAAGATGGATATTTGGATGTAGTTAATGTAATTAACAACAGTGGACTTCCAGATAAATTTGTATCAGCAAATTCTGAAAATGAATTTTCTGAATATGAGTATACTGCACCAAATGTAGGACCATTTATTGGGTTTGCAGTAAAAATTGTAATGTCTTCAACTAAAATGGATAAATATCCAAGATTCAAAGACATTAGAGCAATTGCACTAGCATAATGGATTTAGTTAGAGTTGATGGGCATACAAATCTCTACCGAGATATGAATACTGGTGCCATTGTGAATATTGATAACATGTCATATGAACAGTATTTGAATGGAGTTTCATCTAGAATGAATACGAAAAAAGAAATACATCAATTAAAATCTGATGTAAATGAAATTAAATCACTATTAAAGGAGTTGATTAATGAATCCAAACGAAATTGAACTTGAAAATTTAAGTAAGAGTTTTGAATATCACAAAATATCTACAGAAATAGATTCTTGCGATTGTATTGAAACTCTTAAAAATGTTGCAAAGTCTTATGTGAAATTATATTTTAAACAACAAGAGATTGTAGCTTCATTTAAAATATAAATAACTTAAGAACTTAAATTTAGGTAGATGGCAGCACCTTTTGCATTAAATTTGACAGTTAATACCTCAACATCTTTTTCACAGACTTTTTCTTTGACTGATGATACTGGTGCACCACTAAATTTAGATAATTATACATATCAATCCCAACTGAGAAAGCATTCATCAAGTAACACATACGTTAGTTTTGCAACAACGGCATCATCCCCATCAGAGGGAGAATTGAAATTAACATTAGATCCCTCAGACACTTCAGACCTAAAACCTGGAAGATATGTATATGATATTGTATTAACAAAAATAGATGATGGATCAAAACTTAGAGTTTTAGAGGGATCTGTCATAGTTTCACAGACTGTAACTAGGTAATAAAAAATGGCAAAACCATCAACCAGACAAGGATTGATAGATTATTGTTTACGAAGACTTGGATATCCTGTTTTAGAAATAAACGTAGATGATGATCAATTAGATGATTTAGTTGATGATGCTATACAATATTTTAATGAGAGACATTTTGACGGTGTTGAAAGAATGTATCTCAAATATAAAATTTCTCAAGATGATGTTAATCGTGGGACCGCGAAAAATACAAGTGGGGTTGGAATTGTAACTACTACAGCAACCTCCGTAGACACTGGAGCAGGAACATTTAGTTCTAGTTTTTATGAAACATCAAATTTTATTCAAGTTCCAGATTCTGTAATTGGTATAGAAAAAATATTTAAATTTGACACCAGTTCCATTTCTGGTGGAATGTTTAGCATAAAATATCAATTGTTCTTAAATGATCTATATTATTTTAATTCTGTTGAATTGCTTCAGTATGCAATGACGAAGAGTTATCTTGAAGATATTGATCATCTATTGACTACAGATAAGCAAGTAAGATTTAATAAAAGGCAAGATAGATTATATTTAGATATAGATTGGGGATCACAAACTGTTGGAGACTTTATTGTAATTGATTGTTATAGAGCACTTGATCCAGCATCATTTACACAAATATATAATGATAGTTTTTTGAAGCAGTATTTAACATCACTGATCAAAAGACAGTGGGGTCAAAATCTTCTCAAGTTTAGGGGTGTTAAATTGCCTGGAGGGGTGGAATTGAATGGTAGAGAAATATATGATGATGCAGAAAAAGAATTGCAGGCATTAAAACAACGAATGGCTGCAGAATATGAATTGCCACCTTATGATTTTATAGGATAAAAAATGTCTTTAAATCCTTTTTTTCTACACGGATCAGAATCCGAACAAAAACTAATACAGTCTTTGATTAATGAACAATTAAGTATGTATGGAATTGAAGTTTCATACTTACCACAAAGATTTATTAGAAAAGAAACTATATTAAGAGAGGTTAGCACCTCACAGTTTACAGAGCAATATAAAATTGAAGCTTATTTGAGTAATTATGGTGGTTATTCTGGGTCTGGAGACATACTTAGCAAATTCGGAATGCAATTAAAGGATGAAGTTACATTAATTATATCCAAAGAAAGATTTGAAGACTTTATCTCTCCATTTTTAGGTGATATACCTGATGCAGAGAATAGTACTAGTTTAAGACCAAGAGAAGGAGATTTAATCTGGTTTCCTTTAGGGGAAAGATTATTTGAAATTAAATTTGTTGAGCATGAACAACCATTTTATCAATTGGGAAAAACATACGTATATGAACTAAAATGTGAACTATTTGAATATAGTGATAGAACTATAATTAATACTACTCTTGATGAAGTTGATGAAGTATTAGAAGACTTTGGATACATAAAATCTTTGACATTAGTAGGATCAGCAGTTACTGCAACAGCATCTGCAACAATTCACAATTCTTATGGTTATGTTAGAAATATAAAACTTATTGATGATGGATATGGTTATACAACTGTACCCACAGTAACAATAGATCCTCCTCCTGCAGGAGGATCTGCCGCAACTGCAGTTGCTATCACATCATGTAGAGGAAATCTTTGTTCTGTAAATTCTATCTATCTGACAAATGCTGGATCTGGTTATATTAGTGTTCCAAATGTAGTTATTTCTGGAACAACTGGTATTGGAGCTACTGCTGTTGCAGAAATGATTTTTGAAAAATCCTTAGGAATATCAACAGTATCTATAGGAAACTCTGGATCAAACTACACCTCTGCTCCGATAGTAACATTCTCATCGCCAGATGGTGGTCGGGCTTTTGCAACTGCTACAGTAAGCGGATTAGGTACAGTATCCTCAATAACAGTGATTGATGGTGGATGGGGATATGGTAGTGCTCCAGAAATAGTAATAGAAGAAGGGACCTCAAGTGAAAGTGTTCGTGCTACTGCAGTTGCTACAGTAAGTGGTCTTGGTACAATATCCTCGATAACAGTAACTAATGGTGGTAGTGACTATGATCCAATTGATTTCCCAGATGTAACAATATCAAATGATATACAATATAAGTCTGGACTTTCCACGGCAACTGGAATTTCTGTGATAGATTCTAATGGATTTGTTACATCAGTACTAATGTCTTCTGCTGGGTATGGATATACTACTGCACCATCATTGCAGTTTAGTTCTCCAATTTCTATAACTGGTGTAGGAACCTATATATTTAATGAAGTTGTAACAGGTGGAACTTCTGGAGCAACAGGTTACGTTAAAGATTGGAATTCAGTCTCTGGTATTCTAAAAATAAGTAGTGTATCTGGAACTTATGTTGATGGAGAAACTATAACAGGATCATCTTCTTCTGCACAGTACATGATTTATGATGTGGGAGAAAATCCTGAATATTTGGATAAATATGAACAAAATGATGAAATACAAACAGAATCTAATTCTATAATTGACTTTACCGAGAAAAATCTATTTGGGAATTACTAATGCTAGGGACTTATTTTTATCATCAGAACATAAGAAAAACAATTATTGCATTTGGCAATCTTTTTAACAATATTACTGTTAAGTCAAAAGATGCTGATGGTGATACATTTAGTGAAATAAGAGTTCCACTTTCTTATGGCCCAACCCAAAAGTTTTTGGCAAGATTGGAGCAACAAGAAAAATTAAATAAACCAGTTGCAATTACATTGCCAAGAATATCTTTTGAGATGAATTCTCTTAAATATGATCCTAGCAGAAAAACTGGAATTACACAGTCTTTCAAGAGTGTTGGATCTGATGATAAGACTAGAAAAGTCTATATGCCAATTCCATATAATATTGGTTTTGAATTAAATATTATGACAAAGTTTAATGATGAGGTTCTTCAAATTGTTGAGCAAATTTTGCCATTTTTCCAACCATCATTTACAGTTACTGTTGATATGACAGATGTAATTAATGAGAAGAAAGATGTACCAATTGTCTTAGATTCAGTTTCATTTAGAGATGATTATGAAGGAGATTTTTCTACTAGAAGATTAATTTTATATACATTACAATTTACTGCAAAGACCTACATGTTTGGTCCAATTAGTGATAGCACTGATTCACTAATCCGTAAAGTTCAAGTTGATATGTATGCAGGTACAGATACAACAACGGCTAAACGTGAAATGCGTTATACGGTTCAACCAGATCCAGTAGATGCTGCTCCAGACGATAATTGGTCATTTGATGAAGATTGGCAGTACCTAGGAGATTCAAAAACTTACAGTCCTGTTCAACAATCTGACGTATAATTAAATGAGTAAAAATTTTGATGATTTAAATAATACTTTTAATACTTCTATGGCAAGTGATAATACCTCTATAATGAAACCTCAGGAAGTAAAACCTGAAGCAATGAAACCTGGTGACATAAAGAAAGATTATGAATATACGAGAGCAAATTTATATTCATTAATTGAAAAAGGTCAAGAAGCAATTAATGGAATTATGGAACTTGCAAGTGAAAGTGATAGTCCTCGCGCATATGAAGTTGCGGGACAATTAATTAAAAGTGTTGCAGATACAACAGACAAATTAGCAGATCTTCAAAAAAAGATTAAAGAACTTGAAGAGGATAATGTAAAACAAACAACTAATGTGACAAATAATGCACTGTTTGTTGGATCAACTTCGGACCTATCTAAACTACTAAAGAAAGGTTTTCTAAATAATAATAGTATTGAAGACTAGTATAAATGAAATCCTGTAAGAAAGGATATTACTACTGTTTTACTGATAAAAAGTGCAAAAAAATCCCTAAAGGATGGCACTTAATGAACAGTGGGCGCATAATGCGCGATGAAGA